TGTTCTGTACTATTTCTATTGGTAAGTTAATACCGTTTACTTCTAATATTTTACTTAAACAACTTAATATGTTATTTTGAAAAGGTTTTACTACACTATTTAAGTAAACTTCAAAAGCACTATTAAGTTCTTCTGCGTTATTACCTAATCCTGTACTGTTTTTAATACCCATTAACATAGGTGAAGTAACGCGATGTGCAACCATAATGTTACTAACCATAAGTTCCTGTAAAGCTAAAAAAGTCTTATCGGCTTCTGACATTGAAATAGGTACTATTTCGGGTGTTCTGTTTTTATCGTCTGAAAATGTAATTACTGTTTTACCTGCATTACCTGAACCTTCAAATTTTCTTGCTATACTTCTTTCTACTTGTCTACGTTCTTCGGCTGTTGGCACTCCGTTCGAAAAATTTATAAACATACTTGCACTAAAACCGTTTTCTATATTTGCTAAATGGTACTCCGCTATTTTCTGGTCTATTAAACACCAATTGCAACCCGCTACATAATCTGGCACTTTATAAAGTTGCATATTAGGTGAATACATACCGTCATATATAATTGCGTTAGGGTTTGTTCTGTCGTTTACATTAAACGCTGGTACTACTTGCGGTTTGTTTCTTCTTGTATTACTCCAATCAGAACTTACATAGTATTCTGTAACCCTTCCTAAAGCGTCCGGTTTACCCATTCTTATACGTTCTACAGGTATGTGGTAAATATCTGATATTTCGGTACGGTCTTTACTCCAAACTACGTTTAAAGCGTAAGCTCCTTGTAGTTTAAAATCAAAAGCAATTTTCTTAACTACACTGTGTAAACTTTCACCTTTACTATTTGCTTGTGCTAAGAACCTTTTAAGTTTAACGTAAGCGTCTAAATTGTCTGTTTCTTCTACTGTTATACTTTCACCTGCTATCATATCCGAAGTAGCGTTTACTATAGCTGCGTGAGTACTCGAATTGTAGAAAAGGTCTATAAGGAACTGAGGGTACAAATTCCTATAGTTTTCTGTTCCGTATTCTATAAAATCTTTACCCATTGCTTCCTGTATTACAGGTGCTGTTTGTGTTTCAAAGTTTACATTTAAAATACTTTCTTTAAAATCTACTTTCTTTTTGTTTTTCATTTTATTCGCCTTGCGTTAGTTTTGCTAAATATGCTTGTAAGTTTGTTCTGTCGTCAGCACTTAAAGCACTAGAACAAATAATAACTTCTTTTATTATTCCGTCAAAAGCTCCACCTATTGCGTCAATATCTAAAGTACCTGCTACTGCTCCTGTTTCATATCCTGCACCTGTCTTTTTAGTTAATGAAGAACCATCTCTAAAAGCTGTTACTACATTACTTCCGTCACGTTCTATTCCGTAATTATAGAAAGTGTCCATAGATTGTGTTTCTTGTGTAAAACCTATTTTTGAAGAAGCTGCTATTTTAGCTCTTATTTCTGTAGTATTATGAACTCTTAAAAAGTCTTGACTTATATTGTCTTTGTCACTAAAGAATAAATCGGTATTACCTGCAGAAATTGTACTACAAGAAACTCTAATATACATTCCAAACTGTCCAGATAAGTTTAATTCTGTGTCTAAATGAAGTATTGAATTTGTACTATCTGCACTTTCTACACCACCTGTAGTACTATCATAAGTAAAGTGAGCAGAAGAAGCAGTTAAGTCGTTATTATTACTACTTTGATCTGTCCACTTAGTTATGTTTTCTCCGTCTTCTGGTGTAGAAGCGTCACTTTCTTGTATTCCTGTATCAAACCTACACCACATTTCTAAGTTAGATAATTTAGCGGGTGTCCAATCTGCACTACCTGAAGTTTTTATATTAAGTCCTAGTCCTAAATTCATTATCCTGCGTTAGTGTCAAATTCGTCATAACCTATTGCTACTCCTGAAGTCATAGTAATAGCTGTTATATGTCCAAAAATAACTGTACCTGCTGGTATTGTAGTATGTAAAGCTGCTTCTCCTGTATGATAAGTCATAGTTATAGCACTTACTACACTTTCAGTAACAAAATGTACTGCATACCAATCTTTTCCTGTTTGTGCTGCTGTTGTAAATACTACTCCTGAACCTTTACCAAGTTGTTCTTTTAAAAGTGTATTGTTATTGTCTATTAAACTCATAGTTTTTTAATTTGTATATAAATAATTAGTTTCTGTTGTTGTGTGTTCTGTATATTTTATTTGTTCTGAACCTGCTGTTTCTTGTATATAAAGTTTACCTTCTTCTACTTTTCCTTTTACTACTCCGTTTGCTGCTCCAACTTCTAATATGTGTGTTTCTGTTGCTGGTGCTGTTTCTGTTGTAAGTGTAACCGTACCTAACCAACTAACTTCATAAACTTCGTATTTCCAAAAACCGTAGGGTTTAAAGTTTATATGAAAAGTAAATAGGTCTTCTGATGTCCTATGTAAAAAACTGTTCTTAACGTATCTGTCGTTTGTAGATATTTTACGACCATAACAATACTTTACTGTACCTGTCATATCGTTTGTAAACTTAAACAAATATCTGACCTTAGAAGCGTCTACAGTTGTGTGTATTCTCTTTTCTTCTAAAGTTAAATATGAATTTATTGTACTACCGTAAACTCCTGTTATCATACTATATAATATAAAAAACAGTAATTTATTTGTCTTTTGTTGAAACTGTCTTTTTCTTAGTCTTTGTAAAGAAGTGTTCTACTCCTAATAATTCTACTTCGTCAGATCTTACATTGTCTAATATAATCATACGACCTGTTTTATTTACTGTAATACCTTTGTATTGTTCTTTTAGTTTATACATCTTTTTAATTTTAAGTTAAAAAAAAGAGGTGACTATTGCCACCCCTTTAATAAATATGAAAACAAAACCAATTAAGGTTTTAAGAAGTCACTATTGCGTTAATTGTAAACGCAGAGTTATCGAACGGAACTGTTGTGTAGTCCGCTAATAATTGCATTGGGTTAGGTTCCATAGCTTCGAAAGTAAAATCATATCCTACTGTATCACCTAAAGCTGCTCCAGAAACTGAAGTTCCTGCAGAAAGTTCACAACCGTTATCTAAACCTAAAGCTACAATAGTATTTTTACCTGTACTATTTAATTGGTTTAGTTCTGCGAAAATAACCATTCTTTGTTGTGCTAATAGTTTAATTTCGTTTTGGTCTTCTTTAGTTAAGTTATGTAGTTTTACATTTACAGAGTGTGTATAAAATACAGTACCATTTTCACTAGATGCGTTAATAGTTTCTGTTACACTTCCTGTACCTCTTTTAAGTAAATACTTATATAAGTCGTCACTACCACCCAAATCAAAGTCTGTTACTTCACCACTTGCTGCAGTGTAAGAAGTTAATTCATCGTGTTGTGCGATATAGATAGCCTTGATTCCCCCTATTCCGATACGACACGAAATATTTCTTCCTTTTGTTAAATTACAAGCCATTTGTTTTTAGGTTTTAAAGGTTAATAATTATGATTGTTTTACGAAGTCTGCTGGTACACCAACTTGTACACCTGCCGTCCATTTTGCAACCATTCTGATATTATTTGACAAATCGATTGTCGACATATCTTGAACTTGAATTGACGTAAGATCAGAACTTAGTGAAGTTCCAAAAAATAAGTTAGATTTTCTTCCTGCGTACATTACATCGTCTTCTACACCGTTTACTACTGCAATTTTAACACCTTCAAATTCTGGTGTGTAAGCACCCATATGGTTAAAAGGGAATGCAGATAAAGCAGAAATTGCTTGTATGTAAAATCTGTAAGTTTTCTTAGACATATAAATATATAAGTCCTCAGAACCGTAAACTGCTGAAGGTACTGCTGCAACTAAGTTACCTAATTCTAAGATGATGTTAGAAGCTGCGTAAGTACCTGCTGCTCCAATACCTGTAGAACTGTCTGCTACCATTCCTGTAGCACTAATTCCGTTAAATTGTCCACTTGTAGAAGTGTTACCTTGCCAAATCGAAGTTTCGATACTGTCAGCAATACTGTCTGATAAGTAACCCATTGCGTAAGCTACGAAGTCGTCTTGTTGTTCGTGTGCCCAATCAGCTAACATTGTAGTTTTACAAACGTCTAAGTTAATTTGAAAAGGTTCTACTTCTAAAACTTTTTCTGTAAGTGTTAAAGCTGCTGAATTTTCAGTAAACGAACACGTAGCGTCTTTTACTAAATTTGCTCCAGAAACATTATTTAAAACCTCTTTATAGTTCACGTTTTCTCTGATAGTCATATACTCCAAAGATGCTGCAGTGTTTAAAGCTGCACTAACGTAAGCCCCCGCGTGTTTTCCTGCGTAACTGCTTGATGTAATTGTTAAAGCCATTGTTTTTTATTTTTATTTGTTATTATTTATGTTATACCAATATTTTTCTTGTCTACTCATATTTCTGTATTCTATAGCAGA